TGCCCGCCATTGCGAACCAATTCGTTTTAAAACGCATTTCTACGGGGTTTTGACCGTCAAGGTAGCTTCCGGGGTTCTCAGTGAACAAACGCCCGTATTGGTCAAAATAAGTGTGTAATTGGTTGTATAACGTAGCAGCTATTGATCCAATCCCAGTAAAACTTCCCCATTGCTGAAAAAAGTAGTCATACATAAGCGTAATGCCGCTATTCATGATAAAGCGCACTTGATTGGTGTTTGGAATGTTTAGTGCCGTAATCGTTTCGGCTGTTGTCGTATAATCTTCAACCTGAGAGCCAATGTAATTGGTGGATAAATCCCTTCCCAATAACCAAATGCCTTTGTCAGACTGAAACATCAGGCCATTAGGAATAAACACAATCGACTTTGGGTATCTGCAACCAACGGTACTTGTAATGAATATGGGCTCGCTGTATTGGCTATTAGCTCCCGTGGCATCGGGTCCCGTGCCGTTTAAATAATAAATAGCATCTTCTTTAAAAATAATAAGCTTATCGTCCATGGGCGCAAGAGCAGTAACGCTTCCTGTTGTGCCTTGAGCGCTTTGAGTGGGAGAAATATAAAGAGACTGAAAATCAGTCATTTCAACAGGCTCTCCCGGAATAACTAGCTTTGAGTAATAAATAATGTCAGGGTTTTCAGAGCTAACAACCCACAATCGATTGTCAAAAATTGTAATTGCGGAACAAGGAGGCCCTGATTGGTTCGGTAAGATTCCGCCATTGGTGTACAGAATTTCATTTCCGATAATAGATGCATCAGCTTGTGTGTCGGTAAACGTAATAAAATTTACGCTTGTGTCGTTTAGCGCGCCCCCAACAAACGTAAAAACTTGCTCGGCTTGTGACCAACGAAAAATTTTAATAAACGTGTTTGCGGTTTTGTAACCAAGCCTTAGTGTTGCAACATCAATTTGCACGGCATCATCTGGAGCCACTAAAGTAATTGCTACTGGTTCTGACGGGGCGCTTGTAACCACATTTCCTTGATTGTCTATAAACTCATAAACAACTTGATACTGGTACTGTTGCGGGGCCATGCTCCCTGTTGTGAGGGGGCTAAGAGCTACGTTTTCTGGATAAAGTAGAAAGTTATTTTCTACCGGCAAAACTCCGTCGTATGACCATTGAATCCCGCCTGAAATATTTAAGTTGCTGCCAAGCTCTGCTGAATAAACAGGAACGCCGCCAACGGTTAGGCTTAATTGATTAATTCCTGCGGGCTCTGTTGCTCCTGTTGCCCCAGATTGAGCGGCTGTTTTTAAAAGAAAAGATAATTTAGCAACATTATCGACAACTGAAACGCTTGGAACTCCTCTGGTCACATATCCGTCGCCGTTTGTGTACGCAAATTGCGCAATCACATTTCCGGATAGGTCTGTTACAAAATAACCGTCTTGAACCACGTCTTGATGAGTTGTTACGACGTATGGAACATTATCAATTTCAAATACTTTAGAGCCAAGACCATTTCCGTCTACAACAAGCGTTGTGCTTCCAACTGTTCCAGCGGTATTGACGTCTACTTTTCTTGTCGAGTTATTTGCAACGGTATTATAGGAATATTCACCCTCTTCTTCATAAATAATTGTGCAGACCCCAGATTTTGACAAAGAAGTTATGTTTGAAATGTTAAAAAATCCCAGAGAAGTAAAATATGTTGTTGGTGCTAAAACAGAATTTAGATTTAAATCTAAAATTGCCACTTTTCCTTCGGCTGGAACTCCAGCGCTATCGTAATAAACAACGCTTAAATTGTTGAAAGAAGGATCAGAATCAAAAGACAAGGACATAAAATAGGCTGTTATGGACGCTTCCACTAAGACGGGAGAACCCACATTAAATCCAACATCAATAATTGCTGCGTAAACACCGTTTCCGCTTGCTCTGTTCCAGGCAACATACAAGTTTGATTGACCAACAGCCAAATCAAAGTTGCCGCCAGATAAATAATCAAAGTCTGTTGAAATTGTGCTTGGCGCAGTTGGGGTGAGATTGTTTACAGGAATTCGAATAAACTGCAGCTGGTCTGCTGCCCCAACAAGAACGCTGTAAACAATTACAAAGTGATTGTTGTACAAAATTACCCTGGGGCTTCCGTTAGGGTTTCCCCCAAGGCCGGTTAGGGCTGTTCTGTTTAAAATCATTTGTCCGGTGTTTGCATTTAGAATTGCATATTCGTAACCAAATGAACCGCCGCCAAGTTCAGTTGTGTATGCCACACACGTTAAGTCGCCTGAAACGGCAGAATCTGACTGAATGTGGTTGAATATGTTTTTAAGAAGGGATTTTGATTCTACTTTGCATGACCTGTAGGGGCCTCGATTTAAAAATGTGCCCCCATCTTGATAAGCAAACAAGCTATCTCCAAGAAGCGTTAATTGGTCTTTGAATGTTGCAAGACCATAAACATTTTCGTTTGGAAGTGAGCCAATTTGCTCAAAGCCATTTCTTTTTTCTAATCTGCCAATTTTATTAAAAATGGTATTTTCTAAATTTAGAAAGTTACCGACGGGCACTTGCCATGGATCAGTCTTGGTATCCAAACCCCGCCCAAAATTGACAGCTACTTGTTGTTTTTGTAATGCCATTTATAACTCGTACGCAACCAATTTGCAGTTTACTGCCTCTGCCGAACATCCAGCTCCAGAAGGGGAACTTGCACGTATTGATATTGTATAGGTTCCTGCCCCAGCAACATGAATATAACTCAAATTTGAAGGAGGGATTCTGCACGCCAAATTTGAACTGGCTCCAAAAAGTTGTATCTCGTGAAATATCGAAAGGGTTGGAACTCCAGTTATTTCAATATAGAAAAAACCTGCCCCAGAGGTTGCAGGAGAAGTTCTTGAAAATCCTATCCACGATCCAGGTGCCCCGGAAGCATCTGAAATTAACGTAATCATTATTGGCCTACCGGTTGTGGTCAGAGAAACAGTTAAGTTTGTTACACCAACAGAAACAGTACTAGTCGTGTTAAATACACCACAACTAGGGCTAATTTGTTGTCCAAGAGCTGCTAGCTTTGGTTTTGTAACGTTTGCGTCAAGTATTTTTGAAGTGATTACCGCGTTGTTTGCTATTTTGGCGCTGCTAATTCCGCTATCTTTAACTTGTAAATTATTTGTAACAATTTCAATGCTTGAATTATCAGCATCTATGTTTGCTGCCATTGCTCCAGCAGAATCCATTGCCACAATCTTTGTGCTTGCTGGTACAAGCGGTAAAGTAACTTGAAGATTTGCTGCAAGGCTGGGAGGAAGAACTTGCATTCCGAAAGAAGACACAACGTTGTTTCTCAAAGTAACCGTTCTGCAATCAACATCGGCTCCGACGTTTGTTGCAGACTGAAACCTAAATGTGCCAGAGCCAGATAAGTAAGCAGCGCTTGCCGTGCCAAAAGGAAGCCCTGAAATAGTTCCCGCTGCTCCAGCTAAAGAATTGCCATTGGTAATTTGTACGTTGTATGCGCCTGTGCCGTCTTTCCAATAAAGATTGTCTCCGCTCATGTAAACAGAACCGTTTTCAGAAGGCGCTGATACTTGATTTACAAGAGCGGTTGATTTTAGGTTAGTTACCGAATACGCATTCATGTTTAGATTTTGCGCAATGGTGAGTGCGTTTAATGGAATTGGTGAACCTTGCCCGCTTGTGTGATTGTGTGAATCAATAAGATTAAAATTTTGCTGTATTTCTTGTGCGTACTGCGGTCCCGGAGTTGTCGTTGGTACTGGTATTGTTAAACCCATGTTTGGTGATGCCATTTAAAATGCTCCTAAGTTTTAATTATGTAATAAAACGCTATGCAAGCGGGTCTTGTTTCCGCATCTGTGCTATTTACTGTAATATTTGCTGTACCGGAAGAAGTGCCAACTGATCCGCCAGTGCTTCCGGGATTTATACCACCAAATAAACCGCTTCCTACTTGAACAGTATGAGAGTGACCACTATCTGTTGCTGTTAATCCGTTTTTTGCTGTCGCATCATCTTGCTTTTGTCCCAGCGTTGCTGCGGTTGGAGGAAAATTGGTTCCACTAATGTTTTGTTGTCCAACGCCCCTTACAAAAATACCAGATGTGTTTGGAAGCCTAAAATTTCCGGCCCCCTCTCCTCCGGTGTTGTAAGTTGTGCCTATTGCGGAGTATAGATTTGCATAAGTTGTTTGGCTAACAACAGAGCCGTCACACACAAGCCAACCAGAAGGTACGCCTGAGCCAGCAAACATAACCACTGAGCCACTTGGAGTAACTGATAAATTATTTACTGTTTGATTTAATGTATTCACTTCTTGATTGAGGTTATTTACGTTAGTGCTAAGTTCATTTCCCTGTTTAATTGATTGATCTAAAATCGATTTCCAACGAGTTGTTTGTAAACTGGTAGACAAGTTAATTGGAAGAAGCGATTTAATTTTCTTTATGTCGGCCATTTACCACCCAGAACCGAAAGGACCTCCCCAACCGCCGCCGTTGGGCCCGAATCCGTAAACGCTTCGTACATCGCTTACAGTATCAGCTTGGCCCTCATCTCTGTTGGGTGCAGATTCTTCAATTCGTTGTTTTAAATAAGCAATCTCCATATCGAGTTTGCTCGTATCAGATTCTTCTTTGTCGAGTGCGTATTTAGCAGCTCTTGCAATAATGTAATTTGTCCAGCCGTTAAATCCGTCAGTGGTGTCTGTTTCTTCTAGGAGCTGAGATCTTCTAGGAACGTACCATAACCCAATAGGCTGATTAGCTGCTGGTTGTGGAATGAAGCGAATAGCATCTCCGACGAGTCGGTACTGTAAGCCAAAGACACCATAAAGCGTGCTAGAAGTGTTGGGGAAAATGTAGCGGTTTCGATCAATAAAGTTGTACTTTTGAACGGTAACGAAACCATTCGGCGCGTTGTTAAGTCCAAGGTCAACTCCTGCT